AGATAGTCCAGCCATCCTTACTCATTAGTTTATCTTGTTAACATGCGGTTAAGATCAGCTGCATTCCAGTTTTAATCTAGATAACGCTCATTTTTAGCTATACAGCATATCCTCGCTGCGTAGCATTCGGAATGCCCGCTTCGGCGGTTTTTTTTGCCTAATGCCAAATATCCTTTAACCTTTCGTGCTCTTAATCCGTTGATCATTTTTCTGTATGGCGTTACTGTATAAACATACAGTTGATTGTCAGGAGTGGTCATCATGGGTTTTCCATCACCAGCAGCAGACTACGCAGAACAGACGCTCACTTTCACCAGCCTTTGCGGCTATGACGGCAACTGCCGCACCATCGAAACATCAGCCGGGTACGCGATCATAAACGTCGCCAGAAAGCCGGAAATGGGTGATACCGTCCTGATTTCGTTCTGCGGCAGTCTGGACTTCGCAAAAGTTCAGGGGAAGGCATTGATCACTCAGGATGGAGAGGCTATAGAGGGCGATGCGCTGGATGATGCGACCGTAATGGGAGTGGTAACGCACCTCCTGAATCGAGTGACCGATACTGACAATCGGCCTGTGATTTAAAAGACCTGATCTGATTCCTGTGTCTTAAAGCCGATCGGTTAGACAGAACAATTTCGTCGAATTGTTCTGTCTAACCTATAAGACGTCTGGTTAGCGGAACCTTTAATTGAATCAGTGCGCAGGGAGATAAAGGACCGCCCCCGGAAGGGGAAACCATTTTTAGGGATGTGCCCATGAAATTAAATGAATTTGCCGCGGGTTTAACCAAAGACGGATTGCTTGTTTTAAATCTGTCTGATGGCGAAATAACTGACTACCTCGTCACCAATAATGCTTTACGCACGCTGATACGCCGGGAAGGAAATCGAATTTCCGCGCGGATCCTCAGTGATGATGAGCGGATAATCAACCTTAACTCCCTGCCAGAAGCACTTAAGGTTCTCAAGCCGTAAGTGTTGATTTATAATAATCAAACGGGCTGAACACCCACTGATTACTGCGCCAACCTGAGGAATCAACATGGCGCAGAGTATTACCCAGAATCACCTTCACCGTACGATTACGCGTGATGTTTTTGCTTGTGCTGGTGGTCCAGCATGAAGAAAGCAGATAGCCTCCATCTTTCGCGTGTGGCCGCACTGGGCTGCATCGTGTGCAGAAACCAGAACTTGGGCGAAACGCCTGCGGAAATCCACCACATCCGAACCGGGCAGGGCGCAAGCCAGCGCACTGACCATCGGAAATCAATTCCTCTGTGCCATATGCACCATCGCAACGGCGGTTATGGTGTAGCCATTCATGCTGGCCGTAAGCAATGGGAGAGAAACTTCGGTACCGAGTTGCAGCTGCTGGAGCAGGTCCAGTTAGAGCTGGGAGTGTTCTATGCCTAAATACCTCATCACTCCTGTCGGAAAACCCCGCATGACTCGCGCTGATAAGTGGAAGCAGCGCCCGCCGGTGATGCGCTATCGCATGTTTTGCGATGAAGCCCGCCTTCATGGAGTTCAGGTACCGGAGAACGGCACCCATATCACCTTCGTTTTGCCGATGCCGCAGAGCTGGAGCAAGAAAAAGCGTGCGGCTATGGACGGCCAGCCCCATCAGCAAAAGCCCGATCTGGACAACTTAACAAAATCTCTGTTGGACGCCTTGTTTGAGGATGACGCCCACATCTGGGATGCCCGGACATCAAAAGTATGGGGCGAAACCGGAATGATAATTATCGAAAACTTTGGAGAGAAAAATGCGTGACATTTACGATGTAATGGACCGCTGGGGGGCCTGGGCAGCAGCTGATAGCAGTGGAGTCGACTGGCAACCAATAGCTGCTGGTTTTAAAGGATTACTGCCGCACGATAAGAAATCACGCCTGCAATGTGATGATGATGAAGGGATGATGATTGATGGTTGTCTTGCACGCCTGAAGAAGCATAAATCTCAGGAATATGAGCTGATTATCGCACATTTTCTACTTGGTATTTCCTTGAGAAAAATCGCAAGAAAGAGAAAATGTTCGGATGGGACAATCAGAAAAGAGATGCAAACAGCGTTAGGTTTTATCGAGGGGCTTGTTTGCATACTCTCTGATAAATGATTTTGAAAATTCCAATTGGTGAGCGACTAAATTGGCCTTTTCGAACTTGATTTAAACCTACGACCACTAATACCTGAAATCCATATATCCTCCTCGATAAAGTCGAGGAGTGCTTTAATCTCTTTTTTTAGTATTGGCATTGTTATTGTTTCAACCCCTCCGTTTATTGTAGTTTGTAGCGGGAAGTTGACTTTTTGAGCTTCAGCCTTGAATAGTGGCAGATTCTGCGGGGTAAGTAATCCTGTTTGATTTATTAATGTAACTTTATTTCTTATAACTGTATCGGCAACGATTTTAAGATCGAATCCTTGCTGGGTAGAAAATACAGGTAATTGTGAAAAGGTATCCAGTTGCTGGTCTGTAGCAGCCTCGAAGTATGAAGTCATGTCAAAAACACTTCGTAAAACAAAGAAGCTTTTAAAGAAAATATGGTTAGTGTTAATTATGGCAACAAGTTTATCATCCACGTTAAACCCAGTGCTAACAGCTTTGCTAAAAGTGGTCTTTTTACCTACCAAAGCCCCTAAAAAAGATTTTGATGTATCTAAGATTTGCTTTTTGTTGAAGGTTTGCAAAGCAATTATGTTTGGATTCGCAGGTGCATCAACACCGACAAAAAGTGCTTTAATATTTGTTATGTCTATAATGGAGGGATCCCAAATAGGTATGGCTGTTGGTCTTTTTACTGCATCAATTAGTGGAGAGGCCGCTGCAAAATTCTGTACTTCAAAGCATTCATCATAACGAGGAGTATATCCTGCATAAAATGGAATAACAGTACTGTGATGGGATTCAAAATGAAGTTTCTGTTGCTGGAAAATGGTCTGCACGGCTGTGCTTGCGGGTTTGTCTAATTCAACCCTCATGATCTTTGTAGCTATTGAATTATCCATTAAAGCAAAAAGAGCCATATTGCTATCCTTCTACGTGTAGATATGTGTAGTCAGTTAACTGCACGACATTAAAAGAAACGTTTTGGATGTCATTAATTATCGATTTAGATATTAAAACAAATCCTACACCTGTATCATCTTCGGCTTCGTAAAATTTGTACCCATGCAATGATAAGACTGGATTAAAATTATAGTTTTCTGAGAAACAAATGTAAAAAAGAAGTGAAATGTAAAAAAATGCTGCATATGATTTATTTTCAGCAATGGAATCAGTCCCTAAAAGTGGGAAAAGATAACTCAAAAAATAATTAGTAACTTCTTTATTAGCAGGAGATAAAGAGTTAATGTTTTTAGTTAATACTTCTAATTTCCATTCAGAATATTTTATTAACCCGATAGCCAGCAGCCAGCTAACCAATCCTACATATAGGCTATAGTTCATCAACCATACGGTTTCCTTGATGAAACCTATAAAAAAAAGCGTAGCGCAAACCGGAGCAATGGAGCTTGCGGTGAGCAGTAATCGCGCCAACTTGTTCATAGCACCACCTCTCTAACTGTATTTATATACAGTATTTTACTCCGAGAAGTTCAAGATTTCTACGGTTGATGATAGATATCTAAAGCTAACACTAACTTATTGAAAATAGTATTAACGCGTACGCATTTTTCTCAGTAATGTGATAAGAGTTGTCATGCTGCTGTTGCTTACATTAGTCATGAAAGCATAATCCAAATCTTTGAAGAAGCAGTAATTGTTCACTCAGGTGGAAATTGAGAAACTCCGCGCTTCTGAACTCAAAGCACCACAACCAACTAGTAACGTGTTAACTGCTTTCTTTATGGCTTCCGGTTCGACCGTTAAAGTCGCGCTGGAACTTGGCCGTAAGGCTATTCGCGTTGAACTTGAAGAGGGCAGGTTTAATCAGACGACGGAGGAAATACGGGGGTTTTCTCAGGGTAGTTAATGTGAGGTCGCTCAAGCTTTTGGCCCCCTCATTCTGAGAGGGCTTACGGCAACTGTGCATTGACCATATGAATGAATCCGTCGTAACGTATTTCAGCGGTGAATCCTTTCTAAGCGAAAGGGCGTTCCAGTCAACTGCTATCTGCAGGTATGCGCGCGGCTTTGCTGACTGGGGTAGAGTCACCGGGAGGCACCCGGCACCATGACAACAACAATACAAATTTCAAATTCCTTGAGAGCCTGCCATAAAACGCAGGCCTTTTTTTATGATTTGCAAACTGCTGCTACGCTTTTAATTGTGGGAAGTAACTGAATGCCTGACGGTTATCCATAACCGATAGTGAATCAGCCGATACAGCTTGACTCCTGAGCATAGGTCTTTCTCACACCTACCTTACAAATAGTCAACTCATTAGCCCGCCTTCAAAAGCGGGCTTTTTTTATTCTCACGACAGCACCCGCATAGAGCGAGGTGAGAGCATGTATCGAATGGACAAAATAACTACTGGCATTTCCTACGGCGCCTCGGGAGGTAGTGCCATTTACTGGGTAAGAAGGCTTCTCGACGGCTACACACCTGAACAGTGGGCCGCTATAGGTGTAATCGGTAGTTTACTCTTCGGCCTACTCACTTTTCTTACCAATCTCTATTTCCAAATTAAAGCAGACCGTCGTAGAGCTGCGCGAGGTGAATGATGTCCAATAAGGCAAAGCTCAGCGCAGCAGTGCTGGCGCTAATCGCGTCTGGTGCATCTGCTCCACTCATTTTCGACCAATTCATCAGCGAGAAAGAAGGTAATCCGCTGGTGGCAGTTGTTGATCCGGGTGGGGTCTGGTCTTTATGTCACGGCGTGACCGTCATCGATGGCAGGCGTGTTGTTAGGGGCATGACAGCCACTGAGGAACAATGCCGGAAGGTTAACGCTATTGAACGCGATAAGGCATTAGCCTGGGTTGATCACAATATCAAAGTGCTTCTGACAGAGCCGCAGAAGGTCGGTATAGCATCCTTCTGCCCGTACAACATTGGCCCGGGTAACTGTTTCCCTTCGACCTTCTATAAGCGGATCAACGCAGGTGACCGTAAAGGGGCATGCGAAGCAATCCGCTGGTGGATTAAGGACGGTGGACGTGATTGCCGCCTGACTAAAGGCCAAAAGAATGGCTGTTATGGGCAGGTTGAGCGGCGCGAACAGGAAAGTGCGTTGACGTGCTGGGGGCTCGACCAATGAAAATTAATCCGGGTCTTATCGGCGTTGTCGTTATTGCTGGCCTTTCGGTCGCTCTCGTTAAGAGTTGCTCCGACGCCAGTAGACTTCAGAGCGATAACGACATTCTGCGAAGTGACAACTCTTTGCAGGGGCAGGTGATCGCCACCCAGGCATTCAATTTCAATCGGTTTAATCAGGTTGCAGAACATGCTAGCAGGCTTAACTCCCTGATCGACACCAGCACCGAAGAAACCGTAATCGAATACCGGGAGATTCTCCGCCGTGAAAAAACCTGTGATCTGCCTGTTCCTGCTGACATTGCTGGTGGGCTGCTCGAATACGCGTACCGTTTACGTGCCAGCGCCATGCACTCCGATACCGGCAGACCTGATGAAACCAATGATCGTGCCGCTACCTCCAGCTCAATGACTTACTGCCAAGCTGTTTTGTGGATCAAGCCACTGCTGTCCGCAATCGAGAAAGCGAATAATCAACTTGCAGGAATTCGCGATATCGAACAACAGCGCCCAACCAAATAAAAAGCGGGGACGAATCCCCGCTTGTGTTTATCCTACTTTACGGTAGGGAAATGAATTCTTAATTCGTGCAGCAAAATACTGACCTTTTGACCCGGCATTAATCAAAGCCTGATGCACTGCCGAAGGTACACCTGAGTATTGATAGACTCCACCATTATGAAAGGCGATTTCAAGCACGCTGGAGGATGGGTCATATCCTACTGACTGGAGATTTGAAGACGAAACAGGTTGACGAATCAATGTAGTTTCCTCGATTGAATGGGAAGAGTCCCAAGGAAATCGTAGAACTGTCCTTACATTACATCTTTGTCGATGATCATGTTATTCACCTGTGTCATGGATTAGATGCCTCTCGGAACTTTAAACATCTGGTTGAAATGCAAAGAAGACTCAATCCACATAGCGTCTTCAAGCTCATATGCTGGTGGGCTGGATGATGGGGTCTCAATAAGCGGTCCGACAAATTGTTGTTGTTAATGAATTTTAGCTTTACTAAATGGCTTTCAGAATTATCCTAATGGCTCTTTAATAAAAGGAGTTAGGTTTATGAAAATCCTCTGGGCTTTATGTGTTGTATTTGGGATTGTTGGCTTTATTCAAGGTATCCTTGGGGTTATCGGCGCTGTCAGCGCGCCTCAGCAAGCAGCAGGGGCAGCTATGGGAGTTGCCTGGGCGGTTATTCCTTACTGCATCGTCCGGGCCATACAGCAGATGCGGCCGCAGGAAGTGGTGATTAAAAAAGAAGATTGATTCCCATTGCCCTTTCAAACCCAGCCTCGCGTAAGCGGGGCTTTTTTATGCAAATCGAAGAGATTCTTGCCGAAAGGAGATGGAATTCAGGTCACGAAAGACTGTGCCCCCATGCGTAACTCCATCTCAGAACGGCATGACTTACGTCGGTAGCCGATGCAGTTTGATGATAGCAGTGCAGGCCATGAACTCGAGGGTGTCTAGACGTCTAAATGGCTTCTCGTTAATTCATGTCAATGTAAATAGCAATCATTATCATTTACGGGTCCTCCCGGTAGGGTGACCTGCCACGGGGCGGCGCGCTCGCGGGAAACGGCTAGTTTTTCGGATCCAGGGTCATCATCATCATGTGCGCAGGTCTTTGATTTAATTAGAGGCCATTTTCGTAAGATGTCGAATCGTTCAAAAAGTGTTCACCATCATGGACCAGGAAATTGCCACTTTAAAACTCAATATCAACCAGCTGGCAGGGATAACCGGCGTACACCGTCAGACGGTTGCCGCGAGACTGAAAAATGTTGAACCTGCGCCAGGCAGCAACAGCAAGTTAAAGCTCTATCTGGTGACCGACATTCTGACCGAACTCATGATCCCTACCGTTTCGGCCAATATCGATGATATGCCCCCCTCTGACAG